TCAATGATACTTTGTCAAATTTTCCGAACATGGGTTGTCCATCCATGTTCAAAGCCTTTGCAATCACTGATTCAACCAGTGCTTCCACAGTTTTACCTTGTTGTTGTAGTTCTATTATTTTAGATTCTACAGCAAAAGGGTAAGTGCCTTTGAAGAAGACATCTGTCTTCCATTCTGGCACACTTATTTTTTGTAATTCACCATTCAATTTAGACTTGAAGTGCGATTTTGCATTTTCCAGTATTTTACTCATGTAGTTTTCTCCTGTTTTTTATTCTCTGCACCGTTGGTCTTAAAATACCTCTTGGTGCTTGTTTTGATCGCCCTCGTTCTAAAGTACCAATATAAGGAACACGATTGACGACTTTTGTATTTGTGCCTTGTCGTTCAATACGCCATCCTCTTCTGGCTCGACCTTGTCTAATTGGAGTTTGTTTCTTTGCTTCAATCAACAAAGTCTTTGCTAGATTAGTGTTGACCTGTCTAATAGATTGCTCTACCGAGGTCAACACCTTATCTAAATTTAAGACTCTTGTCTTAAACATTATCCTTACACAGACGCTTCTGTTAAAGTGCCTGAGCCTTGGAAATTCACAGTTGCAGTCACCAAATCGTCGAATGATGCTGTTCTTGATACAGATGTAATCAAGATTGAACCTGTGTATTTTTTACCACTTGTTTCATTTGGGTAAAATTCAACAGTCAATGCATCTTCGTGCGTTGGATCAAATGCTCTTGTAGTGGTAGTATGAGTTGAATCATATATCACTTCCATTGATCCCGTGAATTGTTGTAAGCCATGCTTGTAAGTTCTTGCCGCGTCGCCCATAGCAGTGTCCTCAATCACATCTTTAGTGTGTTCCACTGTCCAAGAACGAACTTCAGCAATGTTCTTTCCGAAGCCAGCCGAGTCCGCTGTATCGATAATACGAACGGCTCCTGACGAACCTTCAAAAGTTGCCATAGTTTAGTCCTCCTTATGTTTGTCCTCTTGCGATGGATTTGCTTCCATATCAAACAAAACTTCATCAAGATAGTCTTGTGATGTGTCTTCATCGCTTTCGGACTTTGGTTTAGTCACTTGGGCATTCACAGTAAGTTTAAGTTTAGTGCTTACCGGTGACTTTTCCTGTGAGGATAGCACTTGCCATCCTTCTCCAAGAAACTTGTTTACTTTGTCGTTGTGGATCAACACTTCTTGTTTGTTGTTGTCCAGCATCTTTGTGTAATTCTTTCTATCCATTATGTTGCTCCTTTAGTAAAACTATAACTGACTGCGGCAGTCATTAAAAATTCACCTAATGGTGGTGTTCTGTCTATAACTTCTATGCTCGATACCTGTGTCGTCGCCGCCCTCGAAGCATTTAATTCTCTTGTTCTATCTGTGTTTAATGTTTCTTCAATTCTTTCTATTAATTCATTTCTTTTTTGATCCACCGTGATAATTTGTGCTGATCTGCCATCTGCTCTTACAAATCCTCTGATCTGTATCTGCATAACACCTCTCCTTGCACCGCCCATAGCATGATCTTCTCTTATTTCGTTGCCTGATGTGACCAACACAGCAGGAAATTGTGTGATTGCCAATTTAAGAACATCGAATGGTTCTCTGGTTACAAATGTAGGTTTTGGATGATCCATGTCTTCCAAAACTGTGATGATGTTGTTGACTATGTCTTCTCTATTGGACATCTACTACCTCTTTAGGCGTAGAAAATGAGTTGCTTCTTTCTCAGTGTCATCCACAGTGCCTGATGAATCCAAATCATATTCTACTCCATCTCTTAAAACAAGATCGAATTCTCTGTTGTATTCTTCTCTGTAGAACAACATCTTTCGTTCGAAAATGTCTTGGTCTGGTTCGAATTTTGATAATGTAGGATAGATATGATACCCCAAACATTGATACACAGCGGCTCTTGTTAATTGACTTGCTGTGTAT